GATGTATGCACATTGATCTGGCCATGGGCGCACACAAAGCTACCAAAGATCATGAAAATTATTGAACATTACAGTGGTAGTGGTAAAACCATGAATGGAAAGATTATTAATTTACAACAATACAAAGAGGCGATGAGTTTAGAATGATGTTTAAATTTTATTTATGGGTTATGGGTTGGTCAGGTAAAATCAATACCTGGGCATGGCAGAAGCAGGCCTCTATTTTAAAAAAGAAACAGAGATTGGAGCACGAGAAGATGGTTAGAAACAAAGAGAACTTTGAATATCTTGAGGAGTTAAAAAGAAAATTATGAAACCAGACGAAAGATTATCGTGGAAAGTTTTAGAAAGTCATTACTACTGGTGTCTTGAAAATGGTAGAGACGTATCGTGGTATAATAAAATAAAAAGGAGGAAACATGACTAACGATCAAGTACAAGTACAAACATTTAACTGGGGACCTTGTGTAATAAAAGTAAAAATAAAAGATGATTTTAGAAAACTTTTATTAGACGAAGGTGATAAATGCACCAGAGACATGACTGATAGTCTGGCAGGCATCTTACACAAAGAGGTGGGCTACGATAAAAAAGCTATGGATTTAATATTACCAACGTTATCAAAATATATTGGTGTCTACGATCAGGCATATCAAAGATTTACTAATAAAGTATATGATAAACCACCTGAGTATATACTATCATCACTGTGGATAAATTATCAAAGACAACATGATTATAATCCACCACATGATCATGATGGTAAATTATCTTTTGTGATCTATCTGCAGATACCTGATAAATTAAAAGAAGAGAATAAAAAATATATTGGTAGATCTTGTGGACCTGGTGGCATACAATTTGTGTGGGGTGAAGGACCAAGAGATTGTGTATCATATCAGACTTTTTTTCCAGAGGCGGGAGATATGTTTATATTTCCTGCATGGCTAAAACATCATGTTGCACCGTATAGATCTAAATGCACAAGAATATCTGTTAGCGGTAATTTTCATGATTCAGCACCATTAAATAATTTAAAACAATTTGCTCCTAAATATATTAAAGCAAAAAAATTTAATACATGACAGTTGTAAATCTTTTTCCAACAACAATCTATGAAACCTATTACAAGGATGATCTGACACCGTATATTGATAAATGTGTAGAATTAAAAGATAATGTTAAAAGTGGTGGTGGTAACTGGATAAGTGGACCCTACAATACTTGTGGCACTTATGATCTGTTTAAGGATAAATTTTTTAAAAAACTTCTAGATTTTTTTAACGAGCACGTAATGATATATACCAAGACAATCGGATTAAAAAAGGTTGATGTAAAAAAGGGCTGTGCTTGGTTTAATGTGTATAATAAGAATGACTCCCAAGAGTATCACAATCATAATTTTAATATTATTAGCGGTATCTTCTATCTAAAAAGCGATGATAAAGATTCTAATACTGTATTTAAATCACCGATAAATGAGCTACCCTCTGATGCTGAGTTTGATGAGAATAACATATACACCTGGAAAATATATAAAAGCTACCCTATTCAAGGTAAGTTGTTATTATTTCGCTCAAACCTTGATCACTGTGTCGAACGACAGATGGTAGATTCTAATAGAATAACGATAGCGATAAATTATAAATGACAACAATGTATGGATTAGGAATGTTTGGTTATAATATGATCTGTCTGGCGATAGGACTGATGATAATATACTACGTGATAAAGAATATAAAATGATGGACGATAAAGATATAGAAGAGTACCATAATATTGGTCGGGCGATCAAGAAGAGTGATAAGTATACCTATGTCGATGCATCACGGATCGAGGACCACGGAACACGGCTCTATGATGTAAATGGTACTAGACTTCCAAGTGTGACTACGATATTAGGCAAAACCAAAAATCAACAATTCATAAAAGATTGGAAGGCCAAAGTTGGAGAAGCAGAAGCAGAGCGAATCAAAAACCTATCTAGTAATCGGGGGACAGCTATGCACAAATTCTTGGAGCACCATGTGCTCGGAACTGGGTACGATGATCTTACAGCGATCGGACAGGAGGCGAAAGCCATGGCCAATAAAATTATCGAGGTGGGTCTCACACCGGTTGAAGAGTGGTACGGTTCAGAAGTCACTCTGTATTATCCTGGGCTTTACGCTGGGTCTACTGATTTAGTCTGTCTGCATAATAACAAAGAGACTGTGGTTGACTTTAAACAGTCGAACAGACCAAAGAAAGAGGAGTGGATTGACGATTACAAACTGCAGATAGCAGCATACGCCATGGCACATGATTATGTGCATGGATCTAACATCGAGCAGGGTGTGATAATGGTATGTACACCTGACCTATACTACCAAGAGTTCAAGGTTTCTGGGGCTGATTTACGGTCTTGGAAACATAAATTTTTAAAAAGATTGGACATGTATCATGAACTAATTTATGATGAAAAAGAGAAAGCAAAAGTAAATTTAAACCCGGAGGATTTTTTTAATGGAGCGTAAATCATGGATGTTATACATAGAGCGTGAGATATCAGGATACTACTATGACGGTGAAAAGTCATGGATATTATACAAAGACGAAAACGGTAACGAAACAATGGAGGAGGACAACGATGAATAATCAGATTAGAATGGTTCTAATGAAGAGATACGAGGCAGAGATCGAGGACGCAAAGTACAAGATCAAATGCTATAGCGATCAAGAACTTATCATACCTGAGCATCCAGATATAACTGGTGAGGTCGATAAGTTGTTAGCTAAGATATCTTCTGCCGAGGATAAGATGGCAGTAATGGAGCTACATTATGGCAAGATTAAGGCAAAAGAGATCTTATAATTCGACACCTGGGGTATCGAATGGGTGTCGATTGGGTGTCGCAAAGGTGTCGCAAATTCAGGGTGACATGGGTTTGTTCACTATTTGGACCAAAAAATTCGACACTTGCGATACCCTTGCGATACCCTTGCGAGGGGGGGGGTGTCGAAAAATAAATGTTGAATGCCAACGCTTATAGGTCGATTTTGGCATTTGCGATACCTTTTCAGTTTTTTTATTTTTTTAGCGCAAGAAAAAAAATTTTGCCCATTTAGGTGTCGAAAATTAAATTGTGTCAAGAATGTGGCAGCTGGACTGATTAAGGCACATGTGATAGTAAAATTTTATGCCCAAGAAAAGAAGAAAAAGTATCGTTACAATTAACACTCCCGATTTACCTTATCCGAAAGTCAGAGTGGAGTGGGTGGATTGCACCAGTGACTCTGGCTGGGCTACTGACAAAGAGTTTAACAAAATGAGATTAGCGAAACCTGTTAATGAAGGTTGGCTATATTCGAAAGACAAAGAGTCTGTAAAATTATTTGCCTCGTATGATAAAGATGAAGATGGTTATGTGTTTGGTGATCGTACTATGATTCCTCGGGCTTGGGTAAAGAAGATTCAGAAGTTGTAGATGGAGTTACATCGATTATCTGTGCGTAGTCGTCTAATATCTGTTTCATCTTTGCTTCTAATTCTTGTTCTGATAGGTCCTCTAACTTTCCTGTTTTTATTATTTTTCTATCTATGTATAGTCCTGCTGCTTTGCCTCTGTTTGCTTCCGCATTCACTGCTGAAGAGAATGATCCTTTTTTCAAAGCGGCCTCACGCAACCTCGCAAGTTCTGCAACGTGACCCTCGTAAGTAACTTCATGTTTACGCAGTCTCTCTTCTTTCAACTCACCAATATATTTAACAACAAGTGGTGATAACTTTGGATTTGTAAGTTCAGATCCTTCCTGCCTTGCACGTTTTGGTGAATACCCTGCAGCCAGAGCTGCCTCTGTCTTAGTCATAGGTCCGTCTGGTCCTCCAAATACTAAGAACTCTGCGAACCTTTGCTGCATTTCTGTTAATCTCTTTGGTACTCCCATGATTGACTTTTTAAGGTAACTATCCTATAAAGTCAATAATGTTTGTTAAACATCTACAGGAATACTTAGACCAATTTACTGACGGCAAAAAGGGTAATGCCATATCCAATGCTAGAATCTACATAGATGTCAATGGTCATCTAGAAGAAATAAAAAGAATTGAAGTGCAAGAGTCAAATATAATTGGACATAGTATGATCCGTGTTGTATTAAAACATACGAAACAAAAGTTAATTATCGCTCCTAAGACACCCGATTAGAAAGCCCTAGTTACCTTGAAACCCGAGCGAAAATTATATGCAAAAATTAAAAAATCTATACCTGAAATCTCCTGGATTAGGCTTGAAAACTCTAGCTTACACGGTACTCCCGATCTACTGGGTTGCACTGTTAATGGCCACTTTTTTACAGTAGAGTTAAAAGTTACAAGAGGTAACAAGGTGCGCTTCAGTCCGCATCAGATTGCCTTTCATATTAAACACCCACACAATACTTTTATCTGCATTGAGCACCTTGGTTCAGGATGCTTGAAACTTTTCCGTGGTTCAAGAATCAAGGAGCTTGTTGCTTGTGGCTTTAAGCTTGACGCTTGCTGCTTGGGACTTGATGCTTGCCGCTTGATGTTTCAGGAGCTTGGGGCTTGACGCTTGAAGCTTGGGGCTCTGCAACCCGCCCACGCGTTGAGTTAGCGGTAGAGTCCTCCCGAGCTTGAAGCTTATTACGTAGCTTTCGTAATTCTTTATAATATTTTGGATGTCTAAACATTTTAATGTGCTTTGTATTGTATTGTCTTTATAGCAGGGTCCCAACACGCTCTACAATCTAAACATTGATTGCCCTGTTTTGAGCTTGGACAGTTGCCGCCTTCAGTTACTACTTCTGAGCTGTTAGGCCACGAAGCAGGCGCCGCCTGGTCTACCATCGGCGCGCTAAATCGTATGACTAAATTGTCAGGCTTCGCTTGCAGGTAGTCCTTGATCCATGCTTCACGGGTCGGTAACCAGTGACGCTTGCCAGGTGTTAACCTGCACACTGCGTAGATCTTCTTGAGGTGATCTAAGTCTTGGACATCCCCTGAGTCATGCCAGCGGAATACATCGGGCTTTTTGCTGTTGATCAGATGGGCCATTGCTTCAACCCATCGCGGGGACTTGATAGCCTTCAGTCTCCGGTACTGTGCATCCTGTACAACTTTGAAAACGTAACAGCCCTTCAATGCATAGCAGTCGTAACACACTGAGCCCTTCACCTGCTGGAGCTTGCCGCCGGTCTTGCATTCTTTTGCTGGAAGGCCAATTGACCATCCTGGCATCTTGGAAGGTTTGGAAAGGCTGCCGCCTATAATTTTTAATGCTCTTTCTGTTTTCATATATCCTATATAATCCTTTATTCTTTATTGTCAAGCTTGATGCTTGGAGCTTGCCGCTTGAAGCTTGCGGCTTGAAGCTTGCGCCTCAAGCCCTTGGGGTCACTGTTTATAGAGCCGTACACCCTCACAAATCGAGCTCTTGACCAGTGACAGAGGCCCAGACTTGCAAGTTGACTAGGGCCTATTTTTAAAAGTCACTGATCCCAGGTCCATCAACGGTACGGGCGCGACCCGGATGGCCAATGGACCAGGGATCAGTTTTGGATGATGCCCAGACCATACCTGTGCATTTAATACTATTGTATGTCTCGTCCAAATCTGATCCCAGGTCCAGCCTTAAAGATGCTCGAGACTGTCTGTACTGGACCAGGGATCAGTTGGGTCTCTTTTTATAAGTTATCACTGGATTGATACAAGTTGTATATCTCTCAATAACTGGATCCCAAAAACACATTAATTTATTTCCTTTGTAATCTTCCCAAACTCTGCAACCCTCTTTGTTTAAAGTTCCTATTCTTCTAATAGTTTTATTATATTTCTTTGCATACCAAGAAACAATAATATCTGATTTTTCTTCTATCTCTTTTGCAAATTTATTAAATTGTTCTATGTCCATTTGTTATCCTTTCTGGGACTATCCTATATTATAGGATAGCCCCTGTCAATCATTAACTTTGCGCGATAGCTTTTATTTTGGAAGTATCCACATTCCAAGTTAAACCAATATGTTTAACAACCAGATTTAAACTTTGTTTAAGTTCCTCTGGCGTTCCACTTTCCATAACATTATCTATTGCTTTTTGTTTCAGGTCTTTTAGGTCTTTGAGAGTTTTACCTTCAGGTCTTCTCTCAATTTCCCTATCATCCCTT